CGTGACCCTCAATGAACTCGTTCAGGATCAGCGTCGTCTCCGTGTGCCAGTCCTCCGACCCCTGCTCCTTGCCCCAGGCCGTGACCGCCTTCTCCAGCCAGGAGTGCAGGGCAGTGCCCACAATCCCGGCCCACGGGTCGAACCTGGTGTTGACCGGCGGCACGTCGGCCAGTCGCATACCCAGGCGCCGGTCACACGGGTCCCCGATCTCCGAGGGTCCGATGGCCTGCTGCTTGGACCGCGGGTTCTCCCCGTCGTACCAGCGGATGATGTCCGTCAACTGCTGCTTGAGCAGAGACGAGAACGAGTCCCCGCCGTCCGGTTCCTCCACCATGAGACAGCTCGGGTGGATGACCGCTGGGGCCAGCACTGGGTTGAGGACACCGCCACAGGCGACGCAGTCAGTCACGACTGGTCCACCTCGGCCGGGTCATGGACCCGGCAACCTGGGGCGTACAGCTCGCCGGGAGGCAGGCGTCCGAGGCAGTCACAGACAGCAGTGACGATCAGCTCCACCTCCTCGAAGGAGGGACACGGGATCGGGGCGCAGGCCTTCTCGCTCATACGACTTCAGCGATCAGGGCCAGGTCTTCCCGGTCCACCCACAGGCCCAGGATCCCCAGGTCGTCAGCGCTGAACAGGCCATCGCGGTAGCGGGCCATCAGGATCTCGTGGGGCACGCCCAGTTGCCCGGCCACCTTGTGCAACGGGGTCAAGGTCGACACGTCACAGTCGTACTCGGCCAGGTAGTCCAGCTGGCGTCGGGCCAGAAGGAGGAAGCGTCCGATCCGCTGGCAGGTGCTGCGGTACACGGCGACCTGGCCGGACTCCCACGTCTTGTACGTGGCCTGAGACGTGCCCAGGAACTCGGCCATGGCGTTGTGGGACAGGCCGAGGCGTTCCCGCATCGCCTTCAGCTCACCGTTCTCCCAGGCGTACCGACCGTAGGCTTCGATCTCAGTGTCAGGCTCCACAGGCCCCCCTCTCACGAGAGATCACCATAGACCACAGGTCCGACAAAAAAGAACCCCCCTGCCACCAGCAGGGGGGTTCTTTTTCTGGATGGGATCCAGGGTGTCAAAGGGGGGACTCGAACCCCCACGTCCGTCAGGACACCAGCACCTCAAGCTGGCGCGTCTACCGTTCCGCCACTCTGACCCGTGAAGTTCGTGGGGGCCGGGCCCCAGAGAGGTGAAAGCCCGACCCCACACAGGTGATCAGTGGTCCTAGGGAGATCACCAAGATCCCCACGGAGCAGCACTTGCCTCCCGAACCCTGGACCGACCCCGGTTCGGGCGACATGAGACGGTGCTGTGGACCTGTCAAAGCTTAAAGCCAGCCCGTACGTCTGGCACTGGTGCCCAGCCGTGGAGTTGAACCACGTCTTGTGCTTTTTGAGAGCCACTGTGCATACCTACACCAACCGGGCTTGACAGTGGGGGAGCAGACCCCCCACTGCGACGGAACACACGGGACGGTCTAGATACCGTGCTTCTCGCTACCAGAACGATACCCCTCCCCGGGGGGTAGGCGCAAGCTGTGTCCAGAAGTTCCGGTTGCTCCGGGTAGACGTAGCATGATCACGTGGGGCTATCCCTCAAAGAACGTGTCGCACTCCTGCCCAGTGACCAGAAGGTCGCCTGGGTCTCCTCCCTGCCCGACACCGTCCTCGAAGAGATACAACGCGGCGAGTGGTGGTGGACTTCCCGGCCAGAGCAGGTACCGCCGACCAACCTGCCGTGGCTGATCTGCCTGGCCCTGGCCGGGCGTGGATTCGGGAAGAGTCGTGCCGGTTCGGAGTGGATCGTGGACAGGGTGTTACGGCACCCGTTTGACCGACACGGGGTCCCCACCGAGTGGCTGGTGGTGGCGGACACCCTGGCCGACGCCAGGACCATCAACGCCGAAGGTCCCAGCGGCCTGCTCAACGTGCTGCGTCGTCGCAAGATCGACCACCGGTACAAGCAGAGCCCGCGGCCCATGGTCCTGTTCCCGGACGGGGCCAAGATCTACCTGGAGGGGGCCGACGATCCGGACACCGGGCGTGGATACAACGCCGCCGGCATCCTGTGCGATGAGATGGCCAAGTGGATCAAGCCTTACGAGACTTGGTACGAAGGTCTGCTGCCTTCCTTGCGAGCTGACCTTGTGGGAGATCATCCTCGGGCATTCGTCACCACTACACCCAAGCCCATTGCTCTGCTGGAAGAGTGGGTTACGCGTACTGACGGCACCATTCACATCATTGTGGGATCCACGTTCGACAACGCGTCCAACCTGAGCACCCAGGCCCTGGCCGAGATGAAGCTCCGGTACGACGGCACCACCCTGGGCGACCAGGAGCTGTACGGGAAGCTGCTGGACCTCGGTATCGGTGGCCTGTTCCGGCGCACGGACATCGCTAAGAACCGGGTGACCTCCGACCAGGTACCGGAGGCCATCGTCTCCACGGTGGTGGGCTGCGACCCGAACCTCACCGGAAACGATGCGAAGTTCGGCATCGTCGTGGCCTGTCGAGATACTGAAGACGAGCTATACATACTGGCTGATTGTTCGGTGCCGGAATCTGGCAGGCAGGCTGCGCTGGCCGTGTGGCGGGCCTGTGCCGAATACCGGGCCGACCTGGTTCTGTACGAAGAGAACCTCGGTAAAAGGTTCCTGCGGGAAGTCCTCGAAGACGCGTACAAGGAATGCCGGGACAAGGGGATGTTCCCGAAGCACACCTCCGCCCCCCTGGAATCCGTGCACGCGAAGCACGGCAAAAAGACGCGGGCCGAGCCGGTGGCAATGCGTAATCAGCAGGGGCGCCTGCACATGGTCGGGTATCACGACGAGCTGGAGAAGGAGATGGTCCGGTTCGATCCGGCCTCCACCCAGGAGTCACCGGACCGCATGGACGCCATGGTCCACGCCTGCCTGAAGCTGATGTCCGGGGAGAAGAAGCGGATGCGGGTCGGGAATGCCTACGACTACGACTTCCAGTTGAGTCAGGACCTCTACGGGCTGGATTCACTCGGGTTCTAGCCCTTGTGATCGACGGGCCTTTAGAGTAAAGGCGTGATCGTTGTTTCCCTGGTCGTTGCTGCCTTGGCAGTAGCCCGGATTACCCGGCTACTCGTCGAGGACTTCCTGACCGTGGGATACCGGCGCTGGGTGGTCACACGCTGGGGTCCTGAATCGAAGATGTCATACCTGGTGCACTGTCCCTGGTGCACCAGTATCTGGATAGCCCTCCCGGTCATGCCGGTGGCTGTCCTGTTCCCTAACGTCTGGGTCATAGCAGTTCTTGCTATACCCGCCGCGTCCCATGTGGCCGGACTCCTCAACCCCACCAGCAAGGAGTAACCCTGTGGCCCTGGGTCGGCGTAAAGCCATCGCGGCACCAGCCCCTGACGTCGTGCACGACTCGGGGGCAAGCCTTGTGGCTTCCGCGTCCCGGATACGCAACCTGGAGGGGCGGGCGTGGCAGATCTACAAGTTCGGCGACCAGTCGTGGCAGACGGAGATCTGGCGCCTGTACGACGTCATCGGGGAGCTGCGGTTCCTGGCTGACTGGATCGGGTCGGCCTGCTCCCGGGTGCGTATCTATGTGGCCGAGGTTGACAAGAATGGACGGGTCCAGAAGGAGTGCACCAAGCCGAAGGTGGCTGGTCTGGCGGACACCTTGTTCGGGGGGCCGACCCAGAAGCAGGAAGCCATCCGGCTACTGGGGATCAACCTGACCCTGGTGGGGGACGCGTACATCATCGGGCGCGGAACCAGTGACCCTGAGTCGGACGAGTGGTTCGTCCTGTCCTGCTCGGAGCTGAAGAAGTACACCCGCACCGGGGTCATTGAGATGACCAACTACTTCGGCGAGCCGGAGAAGCTGAACCCCGAGACGGACATGATCATCCGGGTCTGGACCCCGCACCCCCGGCGCACCATGTGGGCCCAGTCCCCGACCCGGGCCGCCATGCCGATGCTGTGGGAGATCGAACGGCTGACCCGGTACGTGTTCAGCCAGATCGACTCCCGGCTCGTCTCCGCGGGCCTACTGCCCATCCCGAAGGAGGTCAGCTTCCCGGACGAGGACGCTGACATCCCCGGCGCCGAAGGCCTGACCCAGGCGATCATGAAGGCCGGGTCCCGGTCCCTGAAAGGTGAAGGCACCGCCGCCGGAGTCATCCCCATGATCGTGGAGATGCCCCTGGAAGCCCTGGGGAAGATCGACCTGATCCAGTTCGGCTCCGAGCTGAGCCACCAGGCCCTGGAGCTACGCCAGGAAGCACTCCGTAGATTCGCCACCTCCATGGACGTGGACCCCTCGATCCTCAGTGGAGCAGGGGAGGCTAATCACTGGGGGGCCTGGCAAATCATGGAGGGGCAGATCAAGGTTCATATCGAACCATTGATGACCCGGATCTGTGACGCCATCACCAAGGCCTACCTCATCCCGGCCCTCAAGGTCATCAAAGAGGACCCGGACCGCTACGTCTTCTGGTACGACACCGCGCCCCTGGTCGTGCGTCCCGAGCGGGGCAAGGAAGCCCGGGAGATGTACAAGGAAGGGATCGTCAGCCGGGAAACGGTCATCACCCTCAACGACCTGAAGCTCAGTGACGTACCCGAGGAAGAGGAAGACAACAAGCTCTTCATCCGGGAACTGATGCTGCGTGACGCCAACCTGTTCCAGGTCCCCGCCGTTCGAAAACTGGCCGGGATCTCCGACGAGCTGCTGCCCCCGGACACGGTCTTTCCTCAACAGGGTGGGGCCGGGCCGCCTCCTCCACCGGCCCCACCCACCGGGATCTCCACTGTGCCAGGCCAGGCCCTACCGGTCGAGTCGCAGGCCCAGAATGCACCCGGTGGCCCGCCGCCGGCCGCTGCCCCAGCGGGCCTGGCCGCGTCCGCCTCAGTCGCGCCTATCAACCTGTTCGTCATCGCCAACGCGACGGTCCTGCGGGCCATGGAGCTGGCTGGGAAGAGGTTGGCGGGCAACTCCCACCGGCACCAGTTCGCCTGCCCTGCCTACGAGTTCCACACCAAGATCAAAGTGAACGGTGACGACCACGCGGTCCGGCTCCTCAACGGGGCCTGGGACCACCTCACCGTCCTGGCCGAGCAGGTCGACCCGACCCTAGACGTCACTGGACTCAAGGCGGCACTCGACCAGTACTGCTCCACCCTGTTGACCCGCGGCATCCCACACCGGGTCGAGCTACTGGGCGAATACCTGAACAAGTCAGGGTTCCTCAATGCCACGCCGTGAGGATGAGGAGAACCTGCGCGGGGTCGTGGGTGGTGCCCTGAGGCGGTGGCTGGACAAGGCACGGGCCGCCGTCATGGCCCCGTGGCGCCAGCACCGGATCCCGCCGGACCCGACTGCCATCTATTCCACGCAGGGGGCTTGGCAGGATGAACTGGACACCATCCTCACCGCGATTGGTGAGATATCTCTGCACGCCTGGTCAGAGGCGACCGACGTTCCCCCGGTCTCGCGACATGCCTTCGTCCTCGCAACTCTTGGTCAAACAGAGAATCTGTTGGTACGGATCCCCGACGAGACTTACAACCTGGTCTTCGCTGAGCTTTCTGAGGGTGTCAACGCGGGCGAGTCTCTGGAACAGCTGGCGGCTCGTGTTGATCAAGTCCTTAGTTATACGGACAGCGAACGGTGGCCGAACCGCGCCAAGGTAATTGCTCAGACAGAGACCACACGTGCCTATGGTGCAGGGACCTTGGCAGCGGGGATGGAACAGTCCCGGGTGACCGGACGGCTACTTCGCAAGCGCTGGGATACCCGGGATGATTTGCGTGTACGGACTCCGCACCGGGAAGTCGACGGTGAAACGCGAGACTTGAGCATGCCGTTCTACATGGACGACTTCCCAA